CTGTTTCCCTCAACTATACAAAGGAGCTTTGTATGCCAAAGAAATACGATACCCTAGTCTTCATCGGACGCTTCCAACCCCTACATGACGCTCACCTTGAGATCATTAAACGAGCCACTGCTCTAACCGATCGCTTGGTTATCGTGGTCGGTAGCGCCTACCAGCCCCGCACTTTCAAGAACCCCTTCACTAGCGCAGACCGGGATCGTATGTTGAGAGATGTCACGTTCAATCTCGATATTGATGTTAGGATTGAGCACAACATCGACAGCATATATAACGACCAGACTTGGGCAATGAGAGTTCAAGAAGCAGTGAACAAACATACCCTACCTGGTTCGCGTGTTGGAATCATCGGTCACAAGAAAGATGAATCCAGCTTCTACCTTGATATGTTCCCTCAATGGACTCTGGAAGATGTTCCCCTTATTCAACCCTTGGATGCTACTAGCGTTCGTGACCTCTACTTCCGAGATGACGTGAACATGAGGTTCATCCAGGGCGTGGTTCCGAGGCAAGTATTCAATTTCCTAGAGCAGTTCCGCCTAACCCCAGAATACGAGCAAGTGATTCGGGAGCGTAAGTTCGTGGAAACCTACAAGAAGCAGTTCGCCAGCTTACCTTACCCTCCGACTTTTGTGACTACGGATGCTGTGGTTATCCAAAGCGGTCACGTTCTAATGATCGAGCGTAAGGCAGAACCGGGCAAGGGATTGATGGCTTTGCCGGGGGGCTTCCTGAACGCAGGTACTGATCGTAGCCTTATTGATGCCATGTTGCGTGAGCTGAAGGAAGAGACCGGAATCAAAGTGCCTGGTCCTGTACTCAAGGGTAGCATTGTGGGGAACCAAGTATTTGACGCAATTGGTCGCAGTGCTCGAGGACGAACCATTACCCATGCCTATAAGATTGTCCTGCAAGACGGTCCATTACCGAAGGTTAAGGGTAGCGATGATGCCGCAAAGGCTTTCTGGGTCCCACTCGGTGAGCTTCACAGCGAATATTGCTTCGAGGACCACTATGAAATCATCCAACACTTCGTTGGAGCATAACATGAACCAGAAAATCAAAGAACTCTCTCGCCAAGCTGGCGCTCATATCAGTACAAGAAACTTGATGTCAATTCCACCGCAACAAGTTGAATCTGTGGAATTGTGGGATGACAGAATTGAAAAGTTCGCCGAACTGATTATCCAGGAATGTATTGAAACGAGTAAAGAAACCTGCACTGAGTTAAAGGCAGTAGACGACATACAATCACCTGGTTTTGTTACTAGCATGAATCTGTATAACATCATGCTCCGGAATAAACTTGAAGAAAAGTTTCTGGTCTAGGACTCATGTGGGTGAAGAAAAATGAACGAACACATCAAAGAATTGACGCTAAAAGCTGGTGCGGAAGATTGCCCAACTCAGGGCGTCCTCTCGCTGCATGGCGAAGAAAGTATCACCAAGTTCGCTGAACTGATTGTTCTCGAGTGTTATGCCCAGTGCAAAGAACAGCTACTGCCTAAAGGCATTGCAGAATCTGGCAACCTCACTTATAATGATGGCGTGATGGATTGTGCCATAGGAATATTGAGCCACTTCGGAGTTGAACAATGAAGACGAGAAAAGAGATCATCACCGATATGTGCTACACATGGCGCCACGATTATGGACTGGATCGTAATGAACACGACGGCCCTGGTGGGTATATTACCGCTGGTTTGACGCCAGACGAGAGAGAACGTCTCTGGAAGCAGATGGCGCAACTGTACGATAATTGCATTGCTCCATCTATGTCTTTCCATAGTGGGACTCCAGATGCCTACATGGCTCAATACTTCGATTCAAACAATCGTCCTAAAGTCTACGTTACCTCTATTCATGAGTTGGCAGTAGAGAACGATGTTAATGGCGCTCCAGCACCTCTATACAAGATCTGGAAATGATATGTTGAAACACGCGAGAGGAAACCTACTCGACATGGCGGAAGCCGGGGAGTTTGACATTGTTGTTCAGGGGTGTAACTGCTTCAACACAATGGGTGGAGGCATTGCTCGCGAAATTCGTGAAAGATACCCAGTGGTAGCGAACGTTGACGCTTGTACTAACAAGGGAGACATCAAGAAGCTAGGCACTTGGACAGCTGCCGGGGTACACCAGTTCAAGGAAAGTGCCTTTGTCATAGTCAACGCCTACACCCAATACCATATGAGCAATGGTGAAGATGTCTTTGAGTATGAAGCTTTCTATATCATTCTTAAGAAGCTGGCGCACCTCTATGGGAAATACAGATTTGGCTTCCCTTACATTGGTATGGGGCTGGCCCGGGGAGACCGTAATAGGATTATCCCCATGCTTGAGGAGTTTGCGGAGAAAGTCTCCTCCAGCGGAGGTTCGGTCACGTTAGTTGAATTCGGTTGACATTTACATGGGGTAGATGTTATACTGTAAACAAGTCCTGGGAATAGACCTAGGCAATTTTCGATAAGGAGCTTATCATGTCACTTAGCAAATCAATCATCCTTAACACGGACAGCTACAAGGCTAGCATGTGGAAACAGTACCCTCCTGGTACTACCAACGTGTTCAGCTACATCGAGAGCCGAGGCGGAATCTACGATAGAACCGTTTTCTTCGGACTCCAGGCATTCGTCAAAGAATACCTTCTTAAACCCATCACACAAGCAGAGATTGATCTCTCTGATGAGATCTGGACTGCACACGGTGAGCCTTTCAACAAGGCTGGCTGGCAATACATCCTCGACAAACACGGCGGGTACCTGCCTTTGGTAATCAAGGCAGCGCCAGAAGGTATGGTTATCCCTACGGGTAACGCCCTAGTTACTGTTGAGAACACCGACCCCGAATGTTTCTGGTTGACCACCTGGCTGGAAACTGCCCTGCTCCGAGCTATCTGGTACCCTACCACTGTGGCGACCCAGAGCTGGAAGATAAAGCAGGTAATCAAGGACTATTTGGAGAAAACCGGTGACCCCTCTGGAATTGATTTTAAGCTTCACGATTTTGGCGCTCGTGGTGTTAGTAGCCTCGAGTCTGCTGGTATTGGTGGTGCAGCTCACCTCGTCAACTTCATGGGTACGGACACTATCAGTGGTGTTCTTTTTGCTCGTGAATATTACAATGCTGGTGTTGCTGGATTCAGCATCCCTGCCGCAGAACACAGCACTATCACCAGTTGGGGTCGTGAAGGAGAAGTAAAAGCCTATGAAAACATGGTTCGTCAATTTGGTAGAGCAGGTAGCATCCTTGCCGTGGTTAGTGACAGCTACGATATTTTCAATGCCGCATCTAAGCTTTGGGGGGAAGATCTCCGCCAGCTTGTTATTGATAGTGGCGCTACCGTTGTTATTCGTCCTGACTCCGGTGATCCTGTTGAAGTTAACCGTAGACTGGTTGAAATCCTAGGGGAGAAGTTCGGATACACCGTCAACGCCAAGGGATTCAAAGTCCTGAACAACGTCAGACTGATCCAAGGTGACGGCATTAACGAACTCACTGTTCGGAGCATCCTCGGTAGCTTCATGGCTAACGGTTGGAGTGCAGACAACATTGCGTTTGGTATGGGTGGCGCTCTTCTCCAGCAAGTGAACAGAGATACTCAGAAGTTCGCTATGAAGGCTTCCGCTGCAAAGATAAACGGCGCGTGGGTTGACGTTCAGAAAGACCCAATCACCGACTCCGGCAAGCGCAGCAAGCCCGGCAGGCTTGATCTCTGGGAATTGGATGGTGAGTTTGCCACTATCTCTGAAAAAGAGGTGGGTAAGATGACTGGCGCTTTGGAACACTACGCTCAAAGAGTCCTGCAGGAAGTCTACAGAGACGGAAAGCTGGTTCGGGAAATGACGTTCGACGAAGTTCGTAAGAACGCCAATAAATAAGGAAGGGCCCTTCGGGGCTCTTCTTAATAATGGCTCCGGTGGTGGAATTGGTATTCACAACAGGCTTAAACCCTGTCGCCCTAACGGGATTGTCGGTTCGAGTCCGACCCGGAGCACCATGATCAAAGGAACTACATGAAAGTAGGCATTACGGGTACCCGCAATGGTGCTACCTACAACCAGAAGAAGTACATATTACAAGCCCTGAATTTCTTACAAAAGGAATACGGAGCGAACGAACTTCATCATGGCGACTGTGTGGGCGTAGATGAACAAGTGGCTGATATGGCTCTGATTCTGGATTACAAGGTCGTATGCCATCCTCCCTTGGATTCCGAACTTAGGGCTTTCCACCCCTCTCATGAAATACTCAAACCCTTAGGTTACCTTGAACGTGATCGAAAGATTGTGGACGCGGTTGATATTCTTCTGGTGGCTCCCAAGGAAAACTCCTGGAGAAATTCTGGCGGCACGTGGTACACTCATGACTACGCCATCAAGAGGAAGGTTAGAACTTGGGTGTTCTTTCCCGACCAGCACGGCCCTAGGAGTAATATCCCTAGGGGTTAAAGGGGTATTGAAATTTAATCCGGTTCATGTTACAATACATTATGAACTTAGGAAATTTCGATGAGCCTTTATAACTCCCTATTCGGGGCTGGCGACCCCTCAACCAACGAGCTTCTGTTCGGTCTTCTGAGTGCAGATCAAGACCAGCCAATCACTCCCGGCGAATTTGGCCGATTCCGAGCCATCTACGTTACCGAAACCCACATCGTCGTCCATACCCGCGCAGGCGGCAATAACCGAGATGACTACTTCCCAGACTGGGTAGTAGACCATCCCTTGTATGATTACGACGAGGATGGCAGCTTTGATGATACCTACGCTGATATCTACTTCCGCCACCCCGCTGGTTCTGAAGCTATGTTGAAGGAACTGGCTGGCGGCACTGTTACCCCCGCCGAAAAGTGGCAAGCACTGTTCAAGGCACTGGAATCAAAATGAAACGACTACTTCAAATTCTTCGTCACCCCTTTAACGAAATCCTTTTCCGTCAGCGTAAGTATGACAAGAGGTGTGATGCCTTGTTGAAATATATCATGGACAAAGGCTTGGAGCCTATCTATGTTGATGCCTATACAATGACTTTCCAGGTTGAAGACAAAACTCTTGAAATTTGGACAGCCAACTTCCCATACGCATATGGGTTTGTTAGGCGCCCGAAGGAACTCAACGAGGTCGGGCCGTCTATTTCCATGGCTTATGAGTTCCGTGATTACCTTAGAAACATCAACGTTAGGACTAAAGAAGCTGCTCGTGAAAAGTACTTCAAGGATCTTTTTGACGAATTGGGATTGAAATGAGAAAACTAGCAAGCATTCGTACTATTGACGCCATCAAACCTATTGAAGGCGCAGATGCCATCGAGCTCGCCATGGTTGGCGGCTGGCAGGTTGTTGTCAAGAAGGGCGAGTTCCAAGTAGGAGAACTCGCCGTGTACCTGGAAATTGACAGCTGGGTACCTACTGAACTGGCTCCGTTCCTAAGCAAAGGTAAGGAACCACGTGAGTTCAATGGTGTTAAGGGTGAACGGCTGCGTAGTATCAAACTGCGAGGAGCATTGAGCCAGGGTCTGCTGCTCAAGTTTGACACCGCGGTTGGAGCATTTGTTGATAGCAAATTTGACGACGGACAGGAACTTTCTGAGGTGTTTCACCCCGGCGCAGAGGTTACCGACATTTTAGGTATCCAGAAGTGGGAGAAAGCCATTCCTGCACAATTGGTCGGGGTGATGCGTGGAAACTTCCCTAGCGAAATCCCCAAGACTGACCAGGAGCGCGCGCAAAACCTTGTTGCAGAAATCAATGCAGCTATGGTATCGGGTATGAAGTTCGAAATTACCGAAAAGCTGGAAGGTAGCAGCATGACTTGCTACCGTATCCGCGGTGAGTTCGGAGTATGCAGTCGCAACATCGATCTACTTCGTGACGATAACAACACCTTCTGGAGCGTGGCTCTTCAAGAAGAGATTGATGCGACTATGATGTCAATTGATCCCTTCTGGGACTTTGCTATCCAGGGTGAGCTGATCGGTCCCGGTATCCAGGGCAACATCTACGGTCTGACCAAGCCTGAGTTCCACGTATTTGACGTTTTTGACATTCAGACTGGTAAGTACCTAGACCCAGAAGCCAGGCGTAACCTTGTCGATCGCATGGGTCTAATTCATGTTCCTATTGTATCATATAGTGCTGAACTGTACGACACTCTGGGTATCACTACCATGGAACAGCTTTTGAAATTTGCAGAAGGCAAGAGTGCCTTGAAGGAAGTTGAGCGTGAAGGCATTGTATTCAAGCAAGTGGACGGTGGGATGACCTTCAAGGCAGTTAGCAACAAATACCTAATGGAGGAGAAGTGATGGCTAAGAGAGCAAAAGGCACAACCAAACATCTGATTGCCAAGGGATCTCCATGGAACCTTCCACTTTTTGAAAAGCATTATGTCTACCTATCGTCAGGCAGGACGCTCACTGTAAAGATACGAGATCAGGTGGGACACTTTGTTTCTACTTTTGGGCTAGACGCTACTTGGGTTCCCGAAAAGTGAACACGGCCTGGCAAAAACATTTCTGCATCATCCCCCGGAAAGTTTCCGGGAGGGTGGTGTGGTTCGATCATGTCATGAAAAAGACAGACATGGACGGTACCCTAAAGTACCGACTCCCTATGAAAAAGAAAAACAGAGAGTTTCTATTCGTCGCATCACTTGTTCTATGGGTCCTCGGGATCATGGCTCTCGTGAATGTTATCTTTACCATCCTAACCAACTTCTAATCATGTCCCTCGTTCTAATCAAAAGCATCGAAACCAAAACACTCGAAACGTATGGTCTCTATGACATCCCCGACAATCCAGACGCCCATGCCAAATGTGTGAAACGCACTGCTCTTGAGTCTACTGATATTGAAACTTCTGCGATCTCCATCAGCGACGAGGACTCCACGACGTTTGTCGAAGGCAAGACTTTCTCCTACCCCTGGCACGCCATTGTCAGGAGCTTGCAGGAATGGCAACCCAACGTACCTGAGGTAGCCGTACAATGAGTAGGCAGTATGTCTTTGACGTTGAAACTGCCGCGGTCGAATCAACTGCCGTTGTCCTCTCTGCCGCCATCACATGGTTTGACCCCGAGGTCGATACTGACGTAACCTACGAAGTTCTGTGCCAACGCTGCCTGTTTGTTAAGTTCGATGGGCGCGAACAAATGGACGCCGGTCGAATTGTTGAAAGGTCCACCTTGGACTGGTGGAAGAAGCAGGGAGAGACTATCCGAAAGATGTCCTTCTTGAAGTCCGACAGGGATGTTGGGGCTGTTCAAGGTCTTAACCTTCTGAAGGAATACGTCAAGGAAGCAGATGAAGGCAGTTTTATCTGGGCTCGAGGTTCCCTGGATCAACTGGTTATAGAGTCCCTAGCTAGAACCTTTGAGCAGACTCCCTTCTTCAACTACAACAAATGGATGGACGTTAGGACATTCATTCGTTCAACAAAGGACTCGTCGACTGTGTCTGGGTACTGTGATTTCCCAGGCAAGGCTACTTTGGAAGTTGAAAAGCACAACCCGATTGCAGACGTCGCACTTGATGCAATTCAGCTCATCCATGGCGTTTGACATTGCTACTCTGGTCAGTTAAAATAGAGTAGTCCAAAGACAGGATCTATAGGGTCCTGTTTTGCTGGACGTAAAGGAAAGCAATGACAAGAAACACATACACCTACGTTTCCCGTCGCGGAAACAACATCCTGCATCGAGGCTATGGCCCGAACGGACGCTACAACCTCAAGGAACAATTCCAACCCACACTTTTCGTTCCCTCCAAGAAGAAGGGAGACTCCGAAGAACCCTGGCATACTGTAGATGGCCGTGAGGTCTATCCAGTACAGCCAGGTAGTCTTTCTGACTGTAAGGAGTTTCTCGAGAAATACAGCGATGTTCATGGGTTTGAGATCTACGGAATGAGGGACTGGGTTACTCAGTTCGTATCCGAAGAGTATCACTATGACATCGACTGGTCTATGAAGAATACTAGGATCAACTTCATAGACATTGAGACGACCGTGGAAAACGGGTTTCCTTCCGTCACAGCAGCAGACCAGGAAATCCTTCTGATTACCAACTATGATTCTATCTTTGACGCATACACTGTCTATGCGTCGAGAGAATTTGACCTGAACTCCAAGGTAGAACTTCTGAAGAGCAGGGGGATCGAAAAGCGACAGATCATGGTAAAGCTCTGCCAAGATGAGTACCATCTTCTCAAGACCTTTATCATTGATTGGGCTACCAACTATCCTGACGCAGTTACAGGATGGAACATTGAGTTCTTTGATATTCCCTACCTCATCAACCGAATGATGAAAGTCCTCGGGGAGGAACTCACCAAGACATTTAGCCCATGGGGAATGATCCGTGAGAAGTGGGTAACCAAGAATGACGAAAAGCAACTTTCCTATAGAGTCGAAGGTGTAAACATCCTTGACTACATGGCTCTCATGAGGAAGTTCACTTACGGTGAACGGGAAAGCTGGAAGCTCGGTAACGTTGCAGAAGATGAACTAGGGCAGACAAAGCTGGACTTTGATTGTTCATTCCAGGAGTCATACACCAAGCATTGGGATGACTTTGTGGTTTACAACATCATCGACGTTCATCTGGTTGTGATGCTTGATAACAAGTTCAAACTTCTTGAGTTGGCATTCATGGTTGCCTACATGGCTAGGATCAACCCCGATGAAGTTTTCAGCCCCATTAGAACCTGGGACTCCATCATTCACCATAGGCTGAAACAGCAGAAGATCACTATCCACAACCCTTCAATATCAAACAATAGACCAGATATTGCGGGTGGGTATGTGAAGGAGCCCATACCTGGAAAGTACAGATACCTCGCTTCCTTTGACTTGAAGTCCCTGTATCCCCACCTTATGATGTGGGCTAACATGAGCCCCGACACTCTGACTGATAGGTTCTATAGAGTAACTGTAGATGGGTTGCTACTTAAGAAGTATGACCTTTCGGAACTGAAGGAACTTGATATTTGTTTAGCAGCCAACGGGCATACCTTCGCCAAGGACAAACAAGGTTTCGTTCCGGCGCTTGTTTCTGAGTTCTATCAAACGCGTTCTGTTGTAAAGAAGCAGATGTTGAAGAAGGAACAGGAATATGAGAACACCAAGGAAGAATCTTTGCTGTCCGAGATATCTACTCTGAACGCCAAGCAGATGGCAGTCAAGATTCTGATGAACGCCCTTTATGGTGCGATGGCTTCCAAGTACTTCCGGTTCTTCGACACTAGGATTGCGGAAGGCATCACGTTGTCTGGACAGCTGGCTATTCGTTGGGTCGGTGGTAAGGTGAATAAGTTCCTGAATAAGGCTTGTTCAACGGAAGGCGTGGACTACATCATCTACACTGACACTGACTCCATCTATGTGAGCCTAGAGAAGATAGTCGAAATGTACTCCAAGACAGAAGTGGAGCAGGAGAGGATAGCATATATGCTCAAATTCTGTAACACCACTCTTCAGGCAGTCATCAACAAGGCATACGAAGAGCTTGCTGAATACATGAATGCCTATGACCAGAAGCTAATCATGAAAACAGAAAAGATCTGTGATTATGGTATCTGGTCTGCCAAGAAGAAGTATGCCCTTAGCGTGTGGAACTCCGAAGGTGTTCAATACAAGGAGCAGCATATATCTGCCACTGGTCTTGATGTGGTTAGAAGTTCAACGCCTGTAGCTGTTAGGGGATATCTGAAGGAGGGCATCAAGAAGATTCTTATCAACGACGAGGCAACTGTTCAGAAGTTTATCTCAGATGCTCGCAAGGAGTTCTTGAGTTTGCCAGTCAACGAGATTGCCAAGCCAACTGGCGTGAACGGTCTCTCTGCTTATTCAGGTTCGCCCATATACAAGAAGGGTTGCCCAATCAATGTTAGGGCTGCGTTACTCTACAACCACTACATCAAGAAGCTAGGGGTTGATGACAAGTACGAACCCATCAAAGAAGGCGGGAAGATGAAGTTTGTGTATCTCAAGATGCCCAACACATTCAAG